CCATTCTGGCGGTGGTGGTTTTGGATTTAATCCTCAATGGGGGCAGTTCCTCCGCTCCCTTAACGGTGTTGACCGGGTTAACCCTACGGCTCAGCATCGGTAGCATTATGGGGGTAACGGGGGGATGGTTATTTTAAACTTACATAGATCCCTATATTCGAGATTTCGTTGTCCGATTGGCGCCGGACTGCGCGATTTTGATATATTCGCCCATTTTGAACTTTGGTTCATAAAGAAACTTAACATTTAGTACGTTCAGTACAAATTCAAACACATTTCACGTTTCTTTATGAGCCGTGTTATGTGTCTGTTTGTGACCGTATTTTATGTCAAATCTTTAATGATAAGCAGTTCATTATGGTTGAGTAATTATTCTGACCCCTGAAAGAAGGACTAGCCGGATTTTCAGTATCCTTAAACTGAAACCCCGTCCATCATGCTTGGACTTTAAACTTAGCGTATGAGCCTCGTCGCCTCAGGAAAATACCACCCTTATGGAGTGGGAGACCTTGTAGTCCTATGTCAGGACTTTAAATATAGACAAATTCTCAATTTTATGTTGTTCTATTATATGAAATTGAAATCCCTCTTTTCTTAAGAGGCTTTTGGGTATCCTAGATAATGGATTACCCACCCCGTCCTATGTCAGGACTTTAAATATAGACGCACTTTTGCTCAATTTGTGAGCGGAATGGATTAAAACAGCATTCTGCATCTTATTGAGATTTATTGAGTTATTTTGAATCGTTGCTAGACATGAAGAGATAGTGATTCTAGTAGGCTTAGACATGCTTTGGGGCATCCCCCTCAAATTTATGATTTCCGTTTGAAGTGTTCAACTCGCAGTAGAGTTTAATGAGCATTAGGATCTAACATTTATAAGAGAATAATTGGTCCCCTTGAGTGTCTTTTACCCGACGTACCGGGAGTTATTTCTATCGATACCATTCAGCTATCCTACGTTTACTGCCCTACCAGGGGTGGAGGTGTTGCAAACCTTTCTTTTTTGTAGGCTCTAGTTTGAATGTGAGACACGACATTCTTTGATTGTCAATAATGTAATGATTTTAAATAATGATGAAAATTTTCTAGGCCTTATGGCCACTGTTATTAACCCTTCTTTAATCCAAAATGAATATTAACTATTTAGAGGAAACAAAGGAAAATGCAACAAAAGGGTTTTCCGCGCTTGCTGAAAAGGCAGTGAGTGCGTTGATTTGTGTGGATTTGTGGATGTGTATGTTGATTACACGATTTGTTGTCGGATTGGAGAGTCAAAGCGATAAGGATTATGCGCGTAGCAAATACACAACTCGTGTGCAAAATAGTAAAAATGCAAGTGTGAGGAAACATAATTCTTTGTATGTACCAAAAATTAAAAACAATAAAAAGAAGGAGAACGTTAGAAATTATGGAAAAATTCTTGAATCACAAGCTAAATTTACTATTTTTGGTCATGATTTTGCTACGGGAAATTTGATATTAGATTATATTGAAACGACTTTCACAAATGATTATGTACATGCTTGTATAGATTATTTTAAGTCATTTAAGTCTAGTATTAATATTCCGTATGTTTCAAGAGAAGAATTTGATGTAGTATGGAGAAAATTTCTCGATTGTTTTTCAGAAATTACTATTTTCCAGACTATTAGCAAAGATTTTATGATTATAATACAGTGTGATATTGCTAAAACTTTATTTTCATTAGTATCCATGATTGTCACTTTAGGTTGGATGCCCAAAGTTGATTATAAATTTCATGGAGTAACTTTATTTGAAAGCGAAGCGATTAAGCAAAAAGTTACTGTAACTATGATCTATGAGACATTGTGTAAATTGATCAAGCTTATTAAGGAAGCATGTTTTAAATTTCCAGAACATGGTATTAGAGCTTTTTATCTTGATGAACATAAATTAAAGTATGAAATAGAAGTTGCCAACTTAAGAGCACAAAAAGTGCTTATTGATGTTGGAAGAGAAACAACTATGGATGCTTTAGAATTTGATCGTCGAGTGGAAGAAATAATCCAGGAAACTTTGAAACAAATGGCTGTTGCACAAGGATATGAGAAAACCATACTCAATAATATTCTCAAAGAATTCAAAGGAATTCAAGCCAGTAGAATTTTGGCTAAAAGAGATTATATTAGAGAGAAACCATATGGAATTCTTATGTTTGGAGGATCTGCTGTTGGAAAGTCGGCTATGTCCAATTCATTAATTAGATATGTTTTAGAAGTTAATGGAATGGACAGTTCTCCAAGAAGTATTATTGTTTTGAATGAATTTGATAAATTTCAATCAGAGTATCGCACATATCACAGTGGCGTTATTTTCGATGATTTATGCAATGGAAGTCCTGATAAAAATGATGGAAATCCATTAATGAAAGTTATTCAATATATTAATAATGCTCCACAAGCAGCCTTAAATCCTAATGTAGAAATGAAGGGTAATGTTATGATTGAACCTAGAGTAGTTCTGGCAACTACAAATGTTAAAAATTTGAATGCTAGAGTTTATTCCGAGGAACCTTTATCAATTGCCCGTCGTTTCCAGGTTACTATTACACAAAGTGTTAAAAAAGAGTACTGTAAACCAGGAACTAAGATGATCGATGCGTCTAAAATTTTGAAAGATTTTGGAAGTGATCCTTATCCTGATTTTGCTCTATTTGATGTGGAATATGCCAAAATATTAGAAGGACAAGCTGATGATAAACACGTTGGTTATGAATTTTATAAGTTTGAAGGTAAACCAATGCAACAAGTTGATATTCATACTTTACTTAGGTTTTTGAAGGAAGATTCTCAGAAACATTTTAGTGAACAAAAACAATTCGTTGCTAACCAAAGATCAAACGAACATATTCATTTATGCCAATGTGGTTTACCGACTTCTATTTGTAAGGAATGTGAACTTGAATCACAATTCTTCAAGCTTCCAAATTTGGCTCAACCTTTATTAGATTGTGAAGAATACATATATTCGATTATTACTTCATGGTTATTATATTTGGTTGATACTCCTTTTGGGCAAGGATTATTGGCTTATCATGTTCGTAAGGCAGTTTTAACTTTTTACGAGAGCATTCTTGAACAATATTTTGTGAAAATTAGTTTAATTGCTCTTGTTATGCTAGAATTGCTTTATCATGGTTTCTTAGGCGCAAGATTTATTCTTATGTTTTTATTTTTAATTTCTGGAAGTGTTTATTTGCTTTATTTAAAATATAAATATCAATTCAAAAATAAGATTAAAAATTTACCTAGAATTTCTACATGGATTATCAATATGGATTTTAGAACTAAGATGAAGATATTATCTTTTCTTGGTGGAGTATCCACGTTGACCGCATTTATTAAATTTATTAAATATTTGCGTACTCTTCCTACAGCACAGGCTGCGGCTCCTATTAGGATTTTACCTAATGAGGGAGCCGTAAAGGAAGATGAACATCCGAAATGGGGAATTTCAGGTATGCGTGAAAAGGAGAAGGCTTTCAAGATTGAAAGTGATGTTCATCATGATGTCCGTACTATGACACTTGATCACATGTTTAATAGTCTCAGGAGGAGACAATTTAACTTGCAAATTGACGTTGGAGATGCTTTTACTTTTTGTAATTGTGTTCCAATGAAAGCCAATGTTATGCTAATTCCTAATCACGTAGTGCCAAAGAAAACAAGTAGTGCAAGGTTAAGTAAACCAGGCGCTCCGCATAAGGAAGTTTATATTCAGCCTGAGTCTGTATATAGAATTCCTGATACTGACTTTGCACTTTGGTATTTGCCCGAATTGGGTGATCAGAAAGATATTACTAATTATCTTCCTAAATTTATTCCACGAGGAAAATGTTTTGAATCATTTCTAATGTACAATAATAATGGTACAATTGAGAGATATGACAAAATGTTAGGATATAGATCTATTTCTAGATCGACGGAAGGAGGTAGTTTTGAGTCTGTCATTTATTCATTTCCAGGGCAAACTTTTAAAGGTTTGTGTATGGCTACTTTAATTTCAACTGAATTGGGATCTATTCCATTTATTGGTGGATTTCACTTGGCTGGAAGTGGCAGTGCTGGAGCTGCGGGTTTCTTAACTAAGGAACAAGTGGAATCCGGTATTACCGAGTTGAATAAGAAAGCAGGAATTATGATTTCTCATAGTGCTACTCCTTTTCAAACTACTCTTTTAGGAGTTAATGTGGGACCTTTATTGGAACCACATGAGAAGGCGGTTGTACATCAGCTTAAACCCGAAGCAAAATGTACTGTTTTTGGTCAACACAATCAGCCAAGAAGTACGCCTTCATCTAGAGTTGTAACAAGTATGATTTCAAGTGCTGTAACAAAGCATTTAGATTTACCAAAAATACATAGTCAACCTTGTGAGATGAAAGATGATAGGCATAAATTAGTTGATATTGAGGGAAAAACCGATACAGCATACAAATTCCAATTAGATTCCTTTAATAAGGCATATGATGATTATTCAGATCAAATTATGAATGGTCTTAATGATAAACATTATGCGAAAATCGGAAAATTGAGTGTCGATGCCATTTTAGCTGGATATGATGGTGTAAAAGGTATCAATTCTATGGAATTTAGTACTGCAGCTGGTTTTCCTTTAAAAGGAACTAAAAGGCAGTTTGTTGAGGAATCTCAACGTTTCGTTGAAGGAATTTCTTGTCCGCGTGATGTAGATGAAGAAATTCTTGATGAAATGAAACGTCTTGAGAAGGAATTGAGTGAAGGGAAAAGGGTGAATACTGTCTTTAAGGCTTCACTTAAGGATGAACCCGTAAAAACTACGAAGAAGAAAGTTCGTGTTTTTGCTGGTTCAAATATGCCATTTACCATGTTAGTGCGTAAATATTATCTGACTCTTTCTGCTTTAATGCAAGATGAGAAAGAATTATTTGAATGCGCTTGTGGTGTAAATGTATATTCTCCTGAATGGGATGCTCTTATGAAACATGTTTTTAAGCATGGCAAGGAGCGTATAATTGCTGGAGATTATAAAGCATTTGATGGCAGAATGTCGCCAAGATTTATGTTGGCTGCATTCAAAATTCTTATTGAAATTGCTATTAAGTCTGGAAATTATGATGATGAAGATATTGCTGTAATGAAAGGTATTGCAGCTGAGATTACGAATCCAACTTATGACCATTTCGGTACTTTGATTCAATTCTTTGGATCAAATCCATCAGGACATCCTTTAACCGTCGTTATTAATTCGATAGTAAATTCTCTTTATATGAGATATTGCTATTACGAGATTGCAAAAGAGGAGAAATGGTGGAAAGTGCCAAAATTCAATAAGATTGTAGCATTGATGACCTATGGTGATGACAATGTAATGTCTGTTGCTAAAGGTTATGATGCTTTTAACCATACTCGAATTGCTAACACTTTGGCAAATGCTGGATTAGAATACACTATGGCAGATAAGGAATCTGAATCTGTGCCGTATATTACGGCTGCAGAAGCAGGCTTCTTAAAGCACAATGCTGTATATGATGAGGAATTAAAGCTTTATCGTGCAGTTATTGAGGAGAGTTCTATTCAGAAAACGTTACATACTCATTTGGAGAGTGATGTTTTGTCAGAGGAAATGCATTCTGCTAGTGCTATTACTGACGTGCTTGATAAATATTTCCATTTTGGAGAGGAAATTTATAATAAGCGCAAAAGTGAACTAGAAGAAGTTGCAAGAGAGTGTGGTTTGGTGGGCTATGTTGGTGAGCTTAAAACTTACGAAGAGCAAATGATTCGCTTTTGTGAGAAATATGCTTGGCCAATGCCCTCAAAATACCAGGCCTAGGTTGTAGGCCCGCGCTTGCAAGCGCGTAATAAATATGCCCTGCGTAGCTGCATGCAGGTTAAGTTGAAGACGCCAAATGAGGTAGTTACTTGCTTACTATAAGGAACTTCCTGCCTTTAGGTATGTAGAGAAAACTCATTTGATTGACCCTGCCAGTTGGGGTACCCCTATTTAGGGGAGGAGAGTTGAGACTCCAAAAAGAGAAGCTCTTTATGTGTGCACATGATGCGGTGTATGTATATATTCATTTAAATTGCATTAATAATTCTTTATTTATATATTTAGCGAAGATGGACGCTATATTCCATCAACTTCATAATAATTTTAATAATGATGATTACATTCAGTTTGTGTATGAATCTCAATCAGGAAATATTCGTATGGACACCACTATGGCAAATGATAATGTCACGAGTGAAATTGTTACTTTTGCCGATGAAGATGCTGGTTGGACGGTAGACGTTGGGACCTCGAGAGATGCCACCATGAATTTAGCTGATAATACTAGCTCAGATTCTTTGGGTAATTTCCTTAATAGGCCAGTTGCAGTTGCTCCTCTTAATTGGGTTGTTGGTGCTCCATTTATTTATACTTTTAATCCTTGGAGGTTATTCTGTATAGATCCTTTTGTTAAGGACAAGATTGATAATTTTGAACTTTTGCGCTGTAATTTGTGCGTTAAGTTTACTATCAATGGAACGCCTTTTCATTACGGCCGCTTGTTAGCATCTTATAATCCTTTACCTACATTTGATTATGTGACGATAGAACGTAACTTCATTGATCAGGATTTGATAGCGGCAAGTCAGAAGCCTCATATTTTTATGAATCCTACTAAATCTGAGGGAGGCACATTGAAATTGCCCTTTTTCTTTAGGGACAATTATATGTCTCTTACAGATAAGGATTATAATGATATGGGCGAGATTGTGATAAAGTCGTTTGATGTTCTTAAGCATTCAAATGCGGGCACTACTCCTGTTACTGTTAGGGCATATATTTGGGCTGAGGATGTGGTTTTGACTGTTCCTACAACTTTGGTTTCTCAATCTGGGAAGGCTAGGAAATTAGGTAGTGATGAATATGGCCAGGGTATTGTTTCCAAACCAGCTAGTGCTTTGGCTAAAGCTGCCGGTTTGCTTAAAAATACACCAGTCATTGGTCCTTATGTTAGAGCAACACAAATGGTGGCGAACGGAGTAGGTGATTTGGCCAAGCTTTTTGGTTATAGTCGTCCTCCTTTGGTCCAGAATGAAACTATTGTTCAGCCACGTTATGCTGGTAACATGGCGAATGTGGATGCTCCAGAGAACATACTCAAATTGACATTGGATTCTAAGGCTGAAGTCACTATTGACCCTAGGGTTACTGGTCTAACGCCTCAGGATGAGATGAACATAATGAGTTTGTTAACTAAGGAGAGCTATTTGACATCTTTTACTTACAGTACTTCTAATTCCATTGATGATATGTTGTGGCAGTGTAGAGTTAATCCTTCATTGCATGGCATACTTCAAGATGAGATTCATCCAACTCCGATGGCTTACTTTATGAATTATTTTAAGTATTGGCAAGGATCTATTAAATTTAGATTTCAAGTGGTTAAGGCTGATCATCACCAGGGGCGTATCATGGTTCGATATGATCCGAATTCATTTGGGAGTTCCAATGTCAATTACAACATAAATTACAGTCGTGTAGTGGATATATCTGAAGAAGAAGATTTTGAGATTATTGTGGGATGGGGACAGAAGGAACCTTTCTTGACCGTGCCCGCGATGGATTCTGCAAATGATTGGTTTAATAGTGTATTGCCGCGTTTGTCGACTGATAGTACGAGACAGCATAACGGAGTTATAGAAGTTAATGTTGTGAATGAACTTGTTGTGCCAAAGGACCTTGGCACCATAACCATTAATGTTTTTGTGTCTATGTGTGATGATGCTAAGTATGCTGTTCCTGTGCAAGAAAGATTGAATTTGTATCATTTGTGGTCCCAACCAGAGGCCAATTTGCTTGAGTCGCAGTCAGGAGCGGAATCTATGGATATTGGTGGCAGACAATCTGACGATAAACCTGGTGGGGCAATGCAGACTTCTAGTTTGACAAAACCTTCCCAAGAAGCTGATCAAACTATGAATGTGTTCTTTGGGGAGATGCCAATAAGTTTGCGTGAATTGTGTAAAAGGTACAGTCTTGTTAGATCTTGGGAGTTTCCTAAAAGCAATTCAGGACTTGATTATTCAGAACTTGTTACTAAAGATTTGCCATATCATACGGGTTATGACCCTCAAGGGCTAGATACGTCTGCTATAGCTGGAAATCAATTGACTTCTGGCTTTACAAGTCCAATTAGCTACTTTTTGCCAGCTTTTGCGGCTTATAGGGGAGCCATGAGACATAAGTATGCCATAATTTGTATAAATAATGGTTTTACTAATTGTAGTATGGTAACCCGTAAGGACTATCAAGGCCAATCTAATGGTGTTGTCACTTTAGACACGTATAATATTGCTGTACCTAGGGCTTTGGCTTTGGCTGGTCCTATGAACAGTAACGCTGGTATAGCATTTCAAAATACTCAGCAGAATAACGTGATTCAGGTCGAATTGCCATTTTACAATTCTGGCAGGTTTGCTCATGCCAGAATTATTTCTGCTCAGGATTTGAATTGTAATTCACATTCTGTTGGCCTTCTTGGAAGATATACCGACGCATCCAGAGATAACATTGTCTCCGATTATGTTGCGGCGGGTGAGGATTTTTCGTTGTATTTTTATACAGGAGCCCCCATTTTATATAAATACCAATTGACGGTAAATTCATAAATTCATAAAATTGCTATAGGTTTTCTTATTCCTATTCCTATTAGCAACTAACAACATTTCGATGTAATATAGGATCAACTGTATAGTGGCAGCTTACCAAGCTATACGGAATCATATGGGTGGCCCATATGTACGGCGCTGAGACGCGTCGTGAGGTAGAGACCGAATTTAAAGTTTGACTGAACTTGGGAGTTTGTTCTTTACCCCAAGACGTAGGTCACAACTTTAGAAGACGGAATGCCTTGCTGTAAATAGGTCATTTTACAAGGGAGTTTTAGGAAACTTTCTCCCTTTGTGAAGTGGCTTTATAATGAGCTGTTATTTTAC